ATGCAGAATATTTTGAAAGAGGCAGGGATGTGATTATTAAAGTCCCAGTTCCAAACCCAGCTACATTATATGATGATTTACTACAGACGTCAAAGTGGCTTAATGCCTTTGGTTTGCGCTTCGATCGAGATTTTAATTATGGATATTACAGTTTGGACAATCGTCTTCCAGGCGAAATACATTTTTGGTTTGCTGATGACAGAGGGGATATTGCCTTGTTATTGGTACTAAGAGGATTATGATGAAAATTACACTTTATCAAAAGGACAAGTATGGGCATGGGTTTTATGGGGCAATTGACGAGGCCATGACGGACAAAAATGCGGAGCGTCTGGAAGCAATGCGCGAGTGGTGTCGCACCACAGGCGTAAACGGTGGATGGTCCTGCGATCATAATTTGCGAGTTTGCTTTGGTGACGAAGAAAGTATGGCATTATTTTTATTGAGGTGGAGATGAACTTTGTTCCATTTGGCAGCGATGTGGACATAGATGTGGCCGACCGGGACCAGATTCTAAAGTTACTCCCGCATGTTCCGGCGATGATAGATCATCTTGGAGTAAAAACAAAACATAACAGTGGTGTTTATTTCACAAAGATCCCGCAAGATCCATTGACGGGAAATGCCAGTATTGATTACAATGTTGCAGAAGATCGTGGTTACATCAAGATTGATTTGTTGAACAATTCGGTTTATACACTGATACGGAACGAGGCACATTTGAATGAAATGATGACCGCGCCACCGCATTGGGAGAAGTTGCGAGATCGAGAATATTTCTCTAAGATAGTGCATATAGGGAGCCATTACGATCTAATGTGTGCAATGCCCCAACCCATCAATTCTGTTACCAGGATGGCTATGTTTCTGGCAGTTATACGGCCTGGCAAGCGTCATTTAGCTGGAAAAACATGGGAGGAGGTCGCGAAAACAGTATGGGACAAACCAACGGACGGAAGCTATGGATTCAAAAAGGCTCACGGAATTGCCTATTCGGTTCTTGTCTGTATCCATATGAATTTGACGGGCTAATTAATTTTGCGGATGAGAGTGATGGAGCGACGTTTGGATCTCTTTGATAGCATTTCATTTAGGCTCACCTGTGGCCCGGCTTTGAGATCAACGTCCTTGTTATTTAATACCCGTAGGGTGTATTTAAACGTGGCCCATTCCTGACGCAAAAAGAGGTTAATTGGAATATTTCGATTACTCTCCCACCACCATATCTCACCGAGTGCAAGGAATTGAATCTTTGCTTCTTCCCCTCTTATCGAACCGTAATCGTAAATTGAAGTAAGTAATGGGTCTACATTTTGAATAATACCTATATATTCGTTACCGCCGTAAGTTAAATAGGACAAAAAGGGGCGGGCCTCAAGGATTTTTTTGTAGTCGGGTTCGGTCATTTGTTGTAATTTTATTCCGTGTTTTAGTATAAATATCAAAAAGGCCATCATTTCATGCAGCAGCTCACTACCTATTTATATAACGATTCGATCCCAATTCAAATTGTTACTGATGCCACCATAAAGACAAGGACCCGAACCGTGTATACGCGAACTATCAAGCTCTACAGAGGCATGGATAATCAAATCAAGCTTCAGTTTAAGAACCAAGACCAAAAAGCTATTAACATGACAGGTAAAACTGCCACCCTGCATATGCTTAATGATAACGACAGCAGTATTTGGTTTAGTCGTGATGCCACTGTGGTGGACGTGGTTAAGGGCATTTTCACTGTGCCAATTTATGAAACAGATCTTTTGAATCTTGATAGTGAATACTACAATTACAGTGTGAATATTGAGGATGATACGACGGGAGAGCGCACCTTGGGCTATGCAGATGACAATTACACGGTTCGCGGTGAGATCCAACTTCTCAGCGGACATTATCCGGAGTTTCATGCCAGCACCAATGTTGCCCTAACTAACCAATACACCGCCACTCCATATTCACCCGGGAGTATCAATACTACCAGCATCGTTGCCGGTGATGCGACCACAACCAGAAAAAATAGCCTACATACTGCCCAGTTCTACTTTAGCCCAATTGGATATTCCGGAACGGTTGTAGTCGAAGCAACACTTGATTCTGTTGCAGATTTTATCAACGGCAATTGGTTTACGGTTCAAACGCTGACATATACAGACCAAATTGCCACCACCTACACAAATTGGACGGGCATTCATAATTTTGTTCGTTTCAAAATCACCCCAACCACAGGAACTGTAACACAGATTCTATTTAGGTCATAAACCTTTGACTTTGCTCGTTTAGTCAGCTATAATAGTGTCATGAGCAATATCATAACAGATACCTTCGTCCGACTTTTTAAATCCGGTAGAAAGACCAGAGTAAGCTCAAGCGGTTGGACTTCCGGTAATGCTCCGTGCTGCGTTCACCGTGGCCAAAATCCAGACAAGCGCGGGCGCGGCGGTGTCAAATTAACAGAAGATGGTGGCATTTCCTATAACTGCTTCAACTGCGCCTACACAGCCAGTTATGTCCCTGGGCGATATCTCAATTATAAATTCAGAAAGTTGCTTGAATGGACCGGAGCAGATTCCGGTGATATTGAACGTTTGGTCATTGAAGCCATGCGGATCAAAGAACTTACTGCGTTACATAATACGCCGATTGTTCCGTTTGTCCTGCCTGATTTTCCAGTCGCAGAACTCCCACCGGAGAGCAGATCAATATGGGAGATGTTTGATTTCGCAGTATTGGCAAATCAAGATTATCCGCGCCCACTTGTTGAAGTAGTAAATTATATTGGCGCCCGCAATATTGATTTTCAAAATTACAATTTTTATATGTCCACCAGTAAGATTGCTAAAATGCATCAGCGTGTTATTGTTCCATTTTATTGGGGTGAAAAGATCGTGGGCTACACAGCCAGGATAATGGATGATTACAGCTCACCAAAATATAACACAAAGTCTCCGCCAAATTATGTATTCAATATGAACAGGCAAAAACCCGACGGCAAATTTGTTATCGTAAGCGAGGGGCCATTTGATGCTATGAGCGTCGACGGCGTGGCGGTGTTAGGCAACGGCGTATCAGACATACAGGCAGAAATTATTGATAGTTTGGACCGCGAAGTGATAGTGGTAGCAGACGAAGATTCCGCCGGCAAAGAACTGATCAAATACGCCTTGGAATATGGTTGGACGGTGTCATTTCCAGCATGGCGTGAAACAGCAAAGGATATCAATGAAGCGGTCACATTATACGGCAAATTGTATGTTTTGAAGGCGATACTGGCCGGCAAGGAATCCAACCCATTAAAGATAAAGCTGCGCGCCAAAGGACTTAATTTCGCATGAATAATGAACTGCATAACTATTAATATATGACAAATATCGCACCCGCAAAAGAATATAGCACAGATCTCCAACGGCTGTTTTTGGAGATGATGTTGGCAGATGGACAAAGTTTTATCCGCGTTCGAAATATCTATAACCCGGAGAACTTTGATCGGGTTCTGCGTCGAGCCGCAACGTTTATTCAGGAACATACTGATCAATACAAAACAATGCCTGATCTGGCCCAAATCAAAGCGGTTACGGAAACTGAACTGAAACCCGTTCCGTCGTTGGATTCTGGTCATTATGAATGGTTACTTACGGAGTTTGAGCAATTTACAAAACGTCGTGAATTGGAACGTGCAATTCTGAAGTCGGCTGATTTGATGGAGAAGGGAGACTTTGATCCAGTCGAGAAATTGATCAAGGATGCTGTGCAGATTAGCTTGTTGAAAGACATGGGCACAGATTATTTTGCGGACCCACGCACCAGGTTGATGGCGATTCGAGAAGGCAATGGTCAAGTTAGCACAGGCTGGCCAACAATGGACCGTAAATTATTTGGCGGCATGAATCGCGGCGAGTTGAATATTTTTGCAGGTGGATCAGGTTCAGGAAAAAGTTTGATCATGCAGAATCTGGCATGCAACTGGACCATTGCAGGATTAAATGGAGTTTACGTCACACTTGAGTTAAGTGAAGGCCTTTGTTCCATGCGTATTGACAGCATGTTGGCAGGCCTGAGCACCAAGGATATTTTCAAAGAAATTGACACAGTAGAATTGAAAATTAAGATGCTTGGGAAAAAGAGCGGCCGGCTCCAAATCAAGTATCTCCCGGCACAAAGCACAATTAACGATATCCGGGCATATGTAAAGGAATTGCAGATCCAGTCTGGCATCCCACTTGATTTTGTGATGGTTGATTATTTGGATTTATTGATGCCAGTAACAGCCAAAGTTGATCCGTCAAATTTGTTCGTCAAGGACAAATATGTCAGTGAAGAATTGCGTAACCTTGCTAAAGAATTGAACGTTGTATTGGTGACAGCATCACAGTTAAATCGTTCGGCGGTTGAAGAAATTGAGTTTGATCACAGTCATATTTCAGGCGGCATATCAAAGATCAACACGGCAGATAACGTGTTTGGTATTTTCACAAGCCGGGCAATGCGCGAGCGTGGACGATATCAGATTCAGTTGATGAAAACACGTTCCAGCAGTGGGGTAGGCCAAAAGGTTGAACTTGAGTTCAACATCGAAACACTGCGTATCCTAGATACCTTAGATGAGGATACCTCCCAAGCTGGCGCCGGAATGCTATCCAGAATTAAGTCAGCGGTTGGTGCAACCAATTCTCAGCCGGAAGAGGCCAAAGTTGCCGGAGAGGTGCATAGCACAAAGCTCAAGAACATGCTGAGCGCCTTTAAGAATACTGATAACAATTAAATGTATTCGGATAAATAGTTTACGCAGGCAGCATTGCGTCGAAGTCTCAGGAGGACATATTGGAACCGGGTAAACGAGCTCGCAGTATTCTACAAGAACTAGATGGGTTATTGCTACACAAAGATAAAGAGCATCTAATCGAAAGCCGTGCTTCCAATGTCATTTCTGGAGCAATAAATCTAATCAATTATATTAAGGAAAGTTATGAACCAGCGGTGGCTGAGGAACTGGAGCGAAGGCTGATAAACAGCATTAGATCCCAAGATCCTGAAAAGTTTAACCGCGGCGTTCGAAAACTAAAGAATCGATGAAAATACGTGAGATCATATTTGAAAGCATAAAGCCCGCTCTGATGGAAGGCGCCAGGATTGCCCACGCCGAGGATCTAGTCTTTTTTGAAGGCAGTGCGGGTGGACTGAGAGCTGTCAATAGTTTACTTGGTTTGATGAAGAACAAAGATACACTCAGTATAAAGTGGGATGGAAGCCCGGCTATTGTGGCCGGACGTGACGATGATGGCACGTTTATTATGACGGACAAATCAGGATTCACTGCAAAGGGTTATAATGGGCTGTATAAGTCAGCCAAGGAATTCGTCGCACAAAAGCGCACCAAGGGAGTTGCAGAAGACTACCTTGCACAAATTGTTTCAATCTGGCCCATAGTTGAATCTGCCTTCCCATCAAATT